CTCTCATAGTCGTAATCAAGTGTCTTCTCTGGTATATGAATTATGTTCTCACCGATATAAGCATATCCACCAACAGTACGTTTACACTTATGCTCTTCAACAATCCTTACTTCTATTCTAGGAAGTGGATTAAGTTTTTTAGCTTTTAAGTGGTTGTTCAACTCATAAATAATATTTATAACCATACGTCTAAGTTTGTAAGTATTATCGTTCATTTTTTTGAGTCTGTAACCTTTTTTGGTTCTGTTCTTTAATTGCATTTTATTATCCTTTCTTTATTAAAAAAATCTTGCCTCCAGTAATATTGCGGATCACTGGAGGACTTACAAGTAAGCGTGGCGTACTCTTAATTGACTCTGAAAGCGTACCAGTTCTCGAATTCGTGAGTTTCGTGATCGTAGTGTGCAAAGTGATGACCATATCCATCAAAGCCAACATACTCTTGTTGAACATCTTCAATATGTTCTAGCATCAACTCACCAAGGACCTCAAATTGATCAGTTTTTTGCAGAGCTTCTACGGCCTCTTTTGGCATATTTGGAAGTATGTCTGCAATAAACCAAGCACTGAACGACCCAAGCACGTAAGTATCACTAGATAATTCATCTTGCATTACTTCATCAATTTCATCTTCGTGAATGAATCTGAAATCATCTACCTCAAAATCAGTATCTTTGATCATATTCAATCTGATCTCTTTGATCTGGTCTTTGTCTAGGTCTAGATTAGCTTTTAAGTAGCTTATAGTTTCTTGTTTCATTTTATTATCCTTTCTTTTATTATTAAAAATCTTGCCCCAGATAAATACTCTGGGGACTTTTTTTTAGATATTATGGTTTAGTTCGTCTACTTGCAGTTGTACTTCATCTTGACTTTCACCAGTACAAATAATTAAGAATTGATGAGATTTGTAATCTTCATAATCAATCCAACTTTGTATCTCTTCTTTTACCTCTTCTTTATCGAATGATCCAAACTCTGGTGTCCAGACTCCATACGTGTAAACTAACATAGTGTAGTAATCCATTTTATTATCCTTTCTTTTATTAAAAAAATCTTGCGGTAGATTTACATTAACCAAGACTAAAATCAAGTACATTGGAATGATAAACCGCCCTACCGCATAGCGGAAAGAAAGAAAGATAAATCTCTGCTTTTGGCAGAGTTCGTCAAAACTGTATTCTATACATTATTCTAAGTTTCTATGGTTATCAGTGTTGTGTCTGGGTCTATCTTGGCTAGAGCTTTTGCTCTGGCAGTCATACGCTTAAAAGAGGTTCACAAATTCTAAACTAAGTATTGTTAGGCTCTAATATTTTTGGTTCTGGATTATCTGGTTAGGATGTCTCAGTGTCAA